TCGAATTTTCTGAATCCCCTGACGATTGGGTTGTTCTCGCACCCTGGACCAACCGACCCCCGGTCTCGCTCGGAGCAAGACGCCTGGTGGAGGCGAACGAAGACGGACTCTACCCCTGGCACTCAGGCAAGGCGCTAGCACGACGACGCGCAACGTCGTCGGCTCAGAACTGGAAGATGGTCTATCAGCAGGAGCAGGTGGTTGAGGATGCGATCTTCCCGGCAGACAAGGTGGCAGCCTCGATCGACGGAATGCGGGCTGCTGGACTCATGTCACCTGGTGCTCCGGGGCACAGGCCCCACGGAATGGATGGTCTCTACGTGGTGGGGGGATTCGACCCTGCGATCACCGGACATGCTGCCGCTGTCGTGCTGGGTGTCGACCGCATGTCCGGGATGCGGTACGTCCTTGATGTATGGACGGCTCCCAACCAGAAGCCAGACGACCTCTTCAACAAGCTGAAGGACTGGACCGTCAAGTACCACATGCACGAGTGGGTCATCGAGAAGAACGCGATGAACCTGATGGTCACACAGAACCGTGACCTCCGGAACTTCCTCGGCAGTAGGGGTACGATCCTAAAGGAGCACTTCACCGGAGCCAACAAGAACGACGCCGACTTCGGCGTCGCCTCCATGTCGATGCTCTTCGACGGGGCGAAGGAAGGTCAAGGGCTCATCCGGCTCCCTTCCCGCTCACAGCAGGAGGGCGTCAAGGCCCTGGTCGAACAGCTGACCACCTGGTTCCCGCAGAGCAAGGCCAAGCAGGACACCGTGATGGCGCTCTGGTTCGCAGAGACGCGGGCCCGAGAGCTGGTCAACGATATCGAGACCGTGTTCCACATCAGCAACGACTACCAGTCCCAGAGGGACAAGGCCAAGCAGGTGACCGTCGACCTGGACTACCTGAGTCAGACGACAGAGTTCGGAGGGGGGTTCGGTGGATGGAGTTGACAAGGGGGCAGAGGGCGGCGGACGCCGTAGCGACCTTCATGGGGTCATGGCGATTCGTTATCACACAAGCCGTGATCATGATCCTCTGGTTTGTATTGAATGCCGCAGCATGGAGTCTTTCATGGGACCCCTACCCATTTATCCTCCTGAATCTGGCGATGAGCGCTGAGGCTGCCTTTGCCACACCGCTGCTGCTTATGTCCCAGAACCGAGCGTCTGCCCGTGATCGGGCGACGCTGGAGGACGACCACCGCCTCGACGCCGAGGCCCTCAACCTGACCAAGAAGATCGCCGATCATCTAGGAGTGACCCATGACTGACCTCTGGTACCCCGGCGCGCAGCGCCATGACCTTCGCTCCGGTGAAGGCGCCATGGATGGTGGCCCGGCGAGGGTCACCCACCACATCACCTCGAACGCCAAGGACTGGACCTTCAAGAACGAGCTGGGCTGGTTTACCGGTGGCGGCGCCTCTGTGGCGCCCACCCTCCTGGCCGATCCGTTCACCGGAGAGGTTGCCCAGTTCTTCCCCGCCAACTACCGCTCACTGAGCCTGAAGAACGCCGGGAACGTACGCACCAACCGGACAGGCAAGTACAACATCCAGATCGAGTGGGTGTTCACCGAAGGCGAGACCCGAGATGGAAAGACTTACCACTCCCTCAAGGATACACCGCTCAAGCCGTGGCCTGGCATCCTTGCCTGGGTCCGCAGCCTTGGGGTTGCAGATGGCTGGCCTGGGGGTGCCCCTACTGGCTTCGTCCGTGACACGGTATCGCTCGACACCTGGCTTCACAAGGGTGGCCACTACGGACACAACCAGGTACCTGGTAACGACCACGTGGATCCGGGCCCGATGCCTGATCTGTTCGGGGCCAAGCCCACTCCTGCCCCCGTCTACGCCCCGTTCCCCGGAGACAAGTACTTCTTCTATGGACGGACCAGCAAGCTCGTCACCGAAGTCGGGAAGGCTCTCGTCCGAGCTGGTTATCGAGGCTATGCGCAGGGTCCGGGACCGGTCTTCAGTCCGGCCGACCGACGTGGAGTGAAGTGGTTCCAGCAGCAGCACGCCGAACTGGCGGGCGATGCAGACGGCCACTTCGGACCTCTGACCTGGAAGCTGCTCAAGGTGGCGCAGCCTAAGTGAACTGGTACACCCTGACGTGGGCCGCCCTCACGGCGGCCTTCACGGCGGCCGAGGCTACTGCGATTGCACGCGGTGACTGGTCCGGCACGTTCACCGAGAACGTACGCCGACTCTTCCGAACCCACTCCGAGCCCGGACGGGCAGCCTTCATGGTGGCATGGGCTTCGTTCAGCATCTGGTTCTTCGGTCACATCTTGGAGTTGTGGCCCTGATCTAAGGAGGTGGCATGGCCCTCACACTCGAAAATATCTTCAGTAAGGTTGAGTCACTGAGAAGGGCATCCGCTGACAGGGACCAGCGACACCGCGATGTCCACGATGTCCGCTCTGGCGACATCGACACTGTCATCCCAGGCTCCATGCCGGAAGCCTGGCCCAAGCCTATCGTGGCGAACCTGGTCGACACCAGCGCCCGAGACATGGCTGAGACGATGGGCGTCATGCCCAGCGTCAACTGTGCCACCTCGACCATGAGCACTCAGAAGGCTCGGAACTTCGCCACCAAGAAGACGAAGATCGCCTCCTGGTATCTCATCGAGTCTGGCCTGTACTCTGGCCAGCAGATCGTGGCATCCGACCACTACCTGACTTACGGCATGGCCGTCTATGTGGTCGAGCCGGACTTCGTAAACAAGCGTCCCCACATCCGGATCGAGAACCCGATGGGCACCTATCCCGAGCTGGACGCCTTCGGGCGTCTGCGCTCGTACACCAAGGTGTGGCGCGAGGAAGCTATCCACCTCGTCTCCAAGTTCCCCCAGCTCCTCCGCGTCGTCCAGGGCAACCAGGGCAGCACCGACGGCTGGGCCGAGCGGGAGATCGAGGTCATCAAGTACATGGACAACGAGCGCATCGTCCTGTACTTGCCGCAGTTCGGTAACCAGGTTATCGACCAGATGGATAACGTCCTCGGCAAGCTCTACGTGTCCGTGGGCAAGCGCCCCGGCTACGACCACGAGATCCGGGGTGCGTTCGATGACGCCATCTGGGTGCAGCTCGCGAAGTCTCGCATGGCCCTCCTCGGCCTGGAGGCTACGGAGAAGACGGTTCGCGCTCCCCTTGCTGTCCCCCGCGACGTACAGAAGATGACCTTCGGTGACGATGCGATCATCCGTACGGACAATCCTGACAAGATCAAGCGCGTAGGCATCGACGTTCCCCAGGCGGCGATGCAGGAAGCCCAGATCCTGGAGCAGGAGCTTCGGGTCGGGACTCGTACGCCGGAAGCCCGTTCAGGCAACATGGATGCCTCGATCATCACTGGGCGTGGCGTGCAGGCCCTGATGGGCGGATTCAACACAGTCATCACCACCGGACAGCAGGTGATCGGCGAAGCGCTCCGCATCGCTATCAACCTGGCGTTCGAGATGGACCAGGCACTCTGGCCCTCAGAGAAGAAGACGATTCGCGGAACAGTCCAGGGTTCCCCCTTTGAGGAGTCATACACCCCCTCGAAGGACATCAACAACGACTACACCGTTGATGTGACCTACGGCTTCGCGGCCGGGCAGGACCCGGCTCGCGCCATCGTGGGGCTACTCCAGCTCCGTGGCGACCAGCTCATCTCCCGCGACTTCTTCCAGCGACAGCTTCCGATGAACATCGATGTTGTCGCCATGCAGACTCAGATCGACAACGAGCAGTTCACCGATGCTATCAAGCAGGGCATCATGGGTTACATGCAGGCGATCCCAACCATGGCACTTCAGTCGCAAGGTCAGTTCGACCCTGTGCCCGAGCTTCAGAAGGTTGCTCGTCTGATCGAACTGAGAGAGAAGGGCAAGTCAGTAGCCGATGCTGTTCTTGAGGTCTTCAAGCCTAAGGAGCAGCTGGCGGCAGCACAGGCAATAGACCCCCTGACGGCTGCTCTCGCAGGCGCACAGGGCGCCGGTGGACCTGGAGGACCCCCTGGCGCTGGAGGGGCTGGAGGCGGCCAACCAGGGCCGAACATGGCGGGCGTGACACCGCAGCAAGGTGAGCCACAGGGGCGAGACCTTATGGGCCTCCTCGCCGGGCTGAACAGTAAGGGGCAGGCTCAGATGTCTGCTCAGACGCGACGCCAGTCGCCTATCTGATAAGGAGAAAGCATGGGCCTGAATCAGGTCAACAGTGGCTCCGGCCACCAGGGCAACATCTCCGGCGGCTGGTTCGCCGGTGACCATGGCCCCGAGGGTGAGTTCAACTCCCTCAAGGGACGGGCGCTTGAGGCGCCCGAGCTGTCGTTCTACGACCAGGACGGCAACATCGGTCCCGACCGACTTAACCAGGAAGTTGCTCCCCACAAGTGGGAGGCCACCGGCCCTGTCGAGTCTGGCCAGTTCGATCCGAACATGCTGACTCGGGGTACCGACAAGCACATGCCCAAGTGAGCGGAGGGTAGGCTATGGCAGACGTTGCTGGCCCTGGCCAGTTCAGTAAGCGCACCGACAAGGCTGTCGCTGAGGCGAACCGTAGCCTACCCAACGCTGGCTACGGTGAGCAGCAGGAGTATCAGTCTGCCCAGCAGGGCA